ATCTTATCGAAGATTTTCTTGCCATACTTAAACAGGAAGACTTTACCTTCGTTATGAGGATTTGCAGCGTCTTTCACAACATAGATGTTACTATAGTAAGACAGTTTACGCTTCTGCTTACGAACAGTGTCCTTATCTACATCGCTACCACTGTTCCACAGTTCGCGGTTGTATTCTCCCAAAGGATCTTTCTGCCCAATCGTAGTCAGAGAGTTCTCAATGTACCATCCACCAGGACCTTGGAAGGCGTGAGAATACATCTTTGCCCAAGGAAGTTCTTCCCCTTCAGGTGCGGGAAGGAAACGGATGACTGCAAAACCATTATTTGTTTTATCCAGAGTTGCTTTCCACAAACGAGTATCATCACTACTAGAACTCGCACTCATTTTTTCAACTTCTTTAACCAACTTAGCAGTGAGAGAACCAAGGGAAGATTGCTTCTTAAGATTTTCGAATGACATTGGATTACCTTTTGTTAATTGGATTTGGCTTGTGTAACAACTTTATTCTACTTAAAATAGAAAGGGATGTCAAGCCCTGGATCATAAAAATTTTAAAATATCTCCTTTTAAAATTTTATTCATTTTTCTTTTTCCATTACAACACTCTGATATGTTTCCTGGAGAACAATCTAAGTCAATTGAGGCATCCATTATGCTTTCATATTTCATAATCAAATTACCTTCTTTGCCAAATCTACCAACTTCTCTTCTGTGTGGTTGTTTGTATTTAAGTTTCTTTTTTGTTTCTTCAGAAAAAACTTTTCCTTTATTTGATTTAGATATTTTCTTTTTTTGCTCCTCTGGCATTATATATCCAAGATGAGACTTTCTTAAATTTTCAATATGACTTTCACTAAATTTAATTCCCTTCCTACTATTTGATATTTTTTGTTTCGTAATATCATTATGCCTTACTTGGTTTCCGCCTTCTAAAAGGTTGTAACCATTTGGATACAAAGATTTTTTTTCACTAATCCAATAAACTTCTCTTTCATTTAATTCGTTTGATTCACATTCCTCAATAATATTAATTGAAAAATTTTCCCACCCATATTTTTTTAAAGCATTATAAAAAGGAGTATTTTTATCTTGCTTTAAATTAAATTTATGATTTCTTATTCTTTGTTTATAATCAACTGCTTGTCCCACATAAACTTTTTGATTTATGTTATTAACAAATTCATAAATTACAGACATAAAAATATTTAATTCTATATCTATTTAGGGTTTCCATATTCTATCAGTCTGAACCTGTTCTGTCAATCTGTTCTTTCATCAACTCAAGCATTTTACTCATATTATTAAATACGACATTCATATCAATGTCTGAAGGTAGACCCATCAATGAAGCAGAATCTGTAATTCGTTCTTTCATTATCTTTGCTTCAGGATCATCAGATAAACTCAATCTTGTATAAAGAACTTTTTGTTTCTCTAATAATCTTTCAAGAAGATTAACATGAAACATTTTCTCTTCTTTATTCATCGAATGAAACTTGAAGACATTATGATAAACATCTTCTTGCAATTCACTAATTTCTGTCATCTCTGCGCGGACAACATCTGAATCGAAAAAGCTCATTTTTCTCCTAAAACAATTTCTTTAAGAACTTTTTTATAATGAAATACATCTATATGTAGGAAAGGAGAATACTTCTTTATTCTCAAACTGACGGTTTCCCACACTGGATCTTGAAGTTTAACATCAAGATCCTTTCTATAATCAAGAATTTTATCAAGAATTACCATCGTTTCAGCAGACACTTGTCCACTCAAATACAGTTTAAGAATAGGTGGATGTCCTTTTTTACTTGAAAATATAGAATTGATATCTTGATTTATAAGAATCGATTCAATTTCTTCTTTGAAAATATATGCAAGAGATTGATTTCTTTTCTTCCATGCAGTGTATCTATCTTCACCTTCTCGTATCATTTCTCCTATCCAAAGCTTACTTGGATCAGTGCAGGTGATGAAGTTAGATATAAAAAATTCTATAACTTCTTTATCGTTTTTATTTCTTGCAAGTTTTTCAAACCAAAATCGATCCTTTCTTTTATAAAAAGATTGCACAGATGCACGACTCTTACCACAATACTTATGATAATCGTACTTTTCTTTTGTGAAATGATTTTTTAATGACAGATAACAACGATAAGCATCAACAGGCATCATTCTTCAAAGTGGTAGTTTCGCTCTAGAACTTCTCTTCAGAAAATTAAGTTCCATAGCTTCATACTTAATCTTTTCTTTCAATGGTTTTGAAATTAACTTAGGAACTGATTCTAAATCAATCTTATTCTTATCGCAGAAAAAAACAATAGCATCAATATAATTCATATCAGCATTATCTCTTACGATAATCTCAATCTCTTGAGCAAACTTTGAAGGACAAAGAAATTTCTCCTCTATAATTTTTGTTAGATCTTTTGCTTCATCAGGCATATTCTTGTAGTTTGAATTCAACAAACTCTCTAATATATTCGGAGAGCAATTTAATGTACTTTGCTTTGTCATACTCTTCATAAACGACACATTCACCATTTTCACAAGACATAATAATTACAAACTTCTTTACAATAATACCAGTGAGTTCAAAGAGCATACATGCATACGCAGCACACTGAACGAAATAATGGTCAATCCAATTTCTTGGTTTCGGTTTCTTTGAAGTTTTAAAATCAATGATAGCAAGTTCACCATCATATTCAGCAATGCAATCTACAGTTCCTGCAATACCAAGCTGCTTACTATACAGTGAACTTTCAAGTGCATGGATATTATTTATTCGATTTAGATTTGGTTTAGCAATCTTGAAGAGAAAATCTGACAATGGTTGAACTTGCGGAAGTTCATTATTCATCAGATAGTTTTCAACTAAAGTGTGCATATCAGTTCCACGACTGGTTGCTGCTTTAGTAATCTTATCAGCTTTCTCTTCACCAATTTTCTTTCGCCAATTAATAAAAATTTGACGATTGATATGACTAATGACAGAAGTGATTGATACTAATTTTGTAAGTTCCCCATCAGAAACTTTGTAGTATCTCACACCATCGATAGTTTCTCGTTCGAGATCTGGAAGTTCAACATTAACATGTTCAAAAATCATAAATTAAGTTCCATCTTTGCGATAATATATTCTTTCACAATACCTGAACGAATGATGTCATTAACACCAAATTCAATAATACCAAAAGAAGGCATTGCTCTCAAGATTGACATGAAATCAATGATTCCATTTCTTTCTTGTGTCTTTGTGAGATCAGTTTGAGTAGCATCTCCACAGAAGCAGATACGGCTATTCTCACCAACTCTTGTAATTATACTATCAAGTTCATGAAAATTCAAGTTTTGAAATTCATCAACAATAATAATTGCATTATCAAGAGTTGTTCCACGAAGAAAAGATGTGCTCCAAAATTTAATCGTTTCTTGAGATTTTAAATTACCATACAGCATTTCAAAGTCAGCATCTGATGGCATCTGGAACATGTACTTTACCATATTCTTATATGGAATTTGGTAAAGTGCTGACTTATCTTCATGATCTCCAGGAAGAAAACCAATTTCCCGAGTGGCAACAAGAGATCTTACAATATAAATTCTTTCATATGGTGTTCTCTCATCAAGAACATCTTGAATTGCATTGTAGAGAGTGATAAATGTTTTACCAGTTCCCGCACAACCATAAGCAACAATATGTTTACCCTCTCCATAAGCATCAAATAGTTTTGTTTGATTGTCTGTGAGAGGTTCAATATCGAGAAGGAAATCTGAATTGATTGGTTTCTTTCTCTTCATTTGTTTTGCTGTCATACCAACTCCAATAGGTTGATCTTGCGAAGCTCTCTTTCTTCTTGCCATAAATTTTTTTACAGTTTTTTGACTTTAGAACCAGGTGCCTTTGATGCTTTTTCTAAAACATCATTCCATCCTGGATTTTTTGCGATGAGTTTGTTTTGCCAATCACCGACTTCACCTGGAGTTGCACATCCTTCAGACCAGTCACGATGCCATTCAGGATTATCTTTGTACCATTGAGTAATGTCATGAACACTCATTTCAATGACTTTTTTCTCACCAGTTTCTTTATGAATAATGGGATAGATTGCCATAATTATAATTTCAAATATGAGATTATTTATTCAGTCCATTCAAGGGCTTCAGCAACCGCAGGAAATTGTTCGCAAAAGATACTCTTAGCATCATTAGCAATGTCCATATGCTCCTTCTGTGTGCCGTTGGCCGACCTTAGATCAATGTAATGAATCCAAGAACGCACAGAACCTGTCATATACAGTCTTGTAGGCGTAGCCAAAGGCAGTACAAAGCGAGCACATTCCTTTGCTACACCAGACTCTAACATCTGTTGATACAGTGCCATTGATGAATCAAACAAAGTCTGCATTTGCATTTCCATTTTCTGCACAAGAAATGGATCAAGATCGTCAATTGAATTTTGACGATTCTTATCGTCTTGACGACGCAGTTTTGGTAGAGGAATTTTATTACTTAACAGAGAACTATCAGCATACCTTTGAGAAAATTCTTGAAATGTAAAACTCCTATGACGCAAAATCTGAGCTGCAATACCTCTAGATGTATTAATCTCTAAAGTCATTGTTGCTTGCTCAAAAATACTCCAGTGCTGATGAGTAATACAATACCTCAGCAAACCAGAGAAATTATCATTCTCTTGATTACTTGGATTACTTACCCGAGCACAATATGCCATATGCCTTTCAGCATCAGGTGTAACACTAATTAATTTAACAGTCATCAACAGTCCTCACAATTGGTTCCTTTATTTAATTTACGAATCTTTTTAAGTTGTTTAAGTTCTGCCTTGATCATATGATATGCAGTCTCAGATTCAATTTTATCTCCCATCTCTAAAGCAACAATAATCTCAACTCTTGTTCCAAAGTGAGTTAGTGCTTTTTCAAAACAATCTAAATCTTCATACATAATTTTTTTCCTCAATCAGGATATCCGTCGTCATCATCAAACACTTCATCATAGTCAGAAATATAAGGTATGATTTCTTTATAATCTAAATCTGTTTTATATGAATCTATATCAGAATAAACTTCTGATTTAAGGCAGTCTACGAGTGATTCTAGATTTCTGATGATTAGCTTGAGCTTCTCTTTATCCATCATGTTTAACGCTGACAAAGCTAATTATACACAAAAAAAGAGGGGCAGTCAATAGCCCCTCTAATTATAATTTTGATTCAAAGACTCACTTACTATAACTGTGTCCACGATAGTTGAATGTGCCATGAACCTCTTTAGGTTCATGACTACCAATATTGTAAACAACACCACGATAGGTGGTGTGCATCAGTTGTGCTTGACGAAGAGCTTCTTGCTTTTCGATTTGCTTTTTAATGAGATTGAGTGTGTTCATTGTTGTACTCCTAAAGAAATGGGGTTTAACCTTTTACCCTTTCGGGTGATCCGTTTCCCGTTCCTTCAGTCGTGTGCGTCCCATTTACACTCTGATGTGGATTCCTTTAAGGTCTCCATCAATTCAATCTTAACAAATTTATTAAGATCTTCATTTGCCTTAATCCTCAGCATAATAGCATCAGCTTGTTGGCATGTGAGTGTAGTATAGAGTAATAGATCTATCATGGGATGAACGCTCCGTTCCGCGACTTACTTGCGTTCGCCATTCGAGAATAGCGAATGAACGATAGTAGTATTCTACTATCTTTATATATGGTTGTCAACTTGTAACATATGATACAGTTTATCTTTCAATGTAACTAAGTGTGTGATTATTTGCCTTGAGTTGTTCAATAATAATGTCACAACCAACTTTAGGTTGACAGTCACCACAGGTAAAAATATCTACTGCTGCTTCTCCTTTTTCAGGCCATGTGTGAATGCTTATATGACTTTCTGCAAGCAAACACAATACAGTAACTCCTTGTGGCTCAAACTTTTTAAAAATAGTTTTAATTACTTTAGCACCACTAGCAAATGCAGCGTCTTCAAGAAGATCTGCAAGATAATGCTCATCATTCAAAGAACTGAATGAGCATCCGTATAAGTTAAGAAGATAATGTTTTCCCATTTACAAAGGATTTTCCTCCACTTCCTCTAACATTTTTCTGATAACCTTTTCTGTTCCGTCCATAGTCTTGATCGCAAACAAGGATGATTTTTGATATTTTTTTAGTTTTTTGTATGTTTTAATGAGTTTGTTGATGTCTTCTTCAGGCATCTCAACTTCTACATCAAAGTTATCAAATCCCTTACTCATCTTCTTTTCTTTTTTTCTGGTGGTTTAACTCCCCATAATTTGGGATTGACTGTTCCATATCCAAAATCAATTTTTTGAACTGATCCTGGACCATACTTATCATAATACATGTCAAACAACTCTGACATTTTTCTACAGCGAACTAAATCAATTTGAGTTTTTTCATCAACAATATACCAAATGAGCCTTGCATCACTTGGAAATGATTTGTCTTTTGCTTCTTCAACTGTAGTTTTTTCAAGAAGAACTTGGCATCCATAATCAGATGGTGAAATTTTTTTATTTTGATCTTCTTGTTCTTCCATCTGATTCTCCTGCTCTAAAGCAACCATCATGAACGACCACCCCATTGGATGTCGGGGTAGGCTTCTTTTATAATTTCATATGTAACATTATACCTATCCGAAAGTTTCTTATCTTTTACAAGACAAAGAATCTTTGCTTCTTCTGGATGAAGACCCTCAAGAATTTGAATGAACATAGTTTCTCTACGCAAAGTAGAAAGACTATCATTACCACCTTTTACAAAATGATAAAGGTTTTTATGTTCTCTACGGAGAGAAGTATGATCAGTTCCTACTGGAACTTCATTTTCTTTGTAAGGAACATCACCCTCAGGAATTAGTGAAACAACAGTTTCATCAAAGTTCCAAATAAAAATAGTTTTGAGAGCATCTGTTTCATACTCTTTTAGAATTTCAATCTTTTTTGCTTTTGAACGCTGCTTACTAGCAAGTTCAAGAATCTCATGAATAAAAGGATTAGGTGGGAGTTTTTGCTTACTCGTCGTCGTCTTCGTCATAGTCGTCATAACTGTTTTCAAATCGTACTGCTAAAATTTCATCGGGGAGAACATTACCGTTCTCATCAAACATCTCTGGGTGGGTATAAATCGGTTGAGTATTGTAAAAATGTTCTTTAGCCAACCATCCTACTACGCCGCCAATAAAAAAGAACATAATAGAAACTAAAGTTCCTATAGTGAGAGTGACTGCTAACATTTTCTTTCTCCAGAGAGTTTACTTTTTTTTGATATCTAAATGAAGTTCTAGATAAAAATCAAACTCTCTGCGGAAGAGAGAGACCATTTTACCAAACTTCATTTGAAAAGTCTTTGGTTCAGGTTTCTTCCTCCTGTTTCGTAGTAGTAATTCAACACCCCGATTTATTTGGAGTTCATCATTATTTAGATTGTTTTTTGCGTCTTCCTGGTTTTCGGTCATTACTGTATCTCCAGGCATCTTCAAGAATGCCATAAAGGTATTCTTTTATTTTTCTTGCTTGTGGTTTGGGAATATGTCCATAACCTTCACGAAGTTGTTTGTGTATTTCATCGCTACCTCCTTCTAAATAATCTTCCAAATCTTTTATAATACTGTTGAGTTCATCAGCCGTTGTACTTTTAATAAACTCATCTGCTTCTAATTTTTTGGTGTTACGAATTTTAAGATAGTCGTAAAACTTCAAAACAAATTTTCCTTCAAAAGCATAATCAATCGCTTTTTCTACATCAGTGTAAACTTCGTGAAAGTTATTTTCCATTAAACTAGATTATTCTCCTTTAGATACTTAATCGTTTCTTGGCAACCGCCAATGAGTTCGTTATCTTTAACTACTCTTGGGAATGTAGATCCTTCACCAAATTCAGAATAAAATTCTTCTTTGGTAAAATCTCTTCCAAGTTTGTATTCTATGCACTGCAGCTCCGCTAATTGTAATACATTAATGATTTTAGTGCAATAGGGGCAACCAATTTTGCTATAAACTGTAAATGACATTCTTTTAACTTGCATTATTTCTTCTTGGTTTAAATGAGTACAAATTTTTTGGTTTCTCTGGTTTTCTCCACTCCTCTATTTTATCCCATCTTTCTTGAGAAAAAAAGTTTTTTTGAAAGTACCAGATTTCTACTTCTGTATGTGACTTATCAGCATTGCATTTTTGACAACAACAAACAACATTTTTTGTTGTGTCTGATCCCCCAAGAGATCGAGGAATAATATGATCTATCGTCAAATCCTCCGAGGATCCACAGTAAGCACATTCGTTATTCCATTGTTCCTTTATTGATTTTCTCCATAACTTTTTTGCCTCAGCAGATTGTACAACTTTTAAATTGTACATGTAATCTGCTGGAGTGTTATAGAGTTCCATACACTAAGGCAACTTGTTATTATATAGTCATTTAATTTTTCAAATAATCTTTTTCTGATTTATACAATAACTTTTGTTCTTTATCAAAATACATTTGTATTCCCATTTGTAATTCTGGCAATAACCATCCATGAACTGGAAAACAATACTCCCAGTTCACTGGTTGAATACAATTCATAACCACAATACTCCAAAATGCTGTTACATGATTAATAAATGTTAGCATAAAAAAGAGGGTTTCCCCTCTATGATAC